TGCTGGTACGGTTGTTGATATGGTTGCTGCGGCATGAACGGCTGCGGCTGGAAGCCTCCCCCGCCACCTTTACCTCCTCCGCCAAATCCACCGCCATATGGCTGTGGTTGGTACATGGGCCGCGGCTGGTAAGGCTGTTGGTATGGTTGTGGTTGAAAGCCGCCGCCAAACCCGCCTCCATAACCGCCAAATCCGCCGCCCATGAATGGGTTAGGCGGTCTTTGGTACGCGGGGGGTTGTTGGAAGCCGCCACCGCCTTTTCCATTACCGCCGGGGAGGGGCATTGGTGGCCGCGGTTGTGGTTGCGGGAATAATCCGGGTGGCGGGAATAATCCGGGTGGGTGCATGTCGGGAGGCGTTGGTTGGCCGGGAAATCCGGGCTGGCCTTCTTCTTCGCCCATGGCTTGGGTTGTGACTCCGCCCATTGGGGGTGGGAGTTGACCGGGGGGTCCGCCCGTTTCCTCGCCCATAGCCATGGTTGTGAGTTGCCCTTGGCCCGGTCCGTCGGGTGGAAAAGCGACGCTGTCGCCTCCGCCGGGAAACGGGTTTTCCCCGGTTTCTTCGCCTACGGCCATGGTTGTGGCTATGGCGCCTCCGAAGTTTCCATCTTCTCCTATGGCTCGGGTAAAGGCATTAGGGTTATTTGGCTGCAACATAGAATTGTCTTCGCCTATGGCCCGCGTGTTGGCTACTCCGGCGCCGGGTAATTCAACTAATGGTGCTGGCGTTTGATTGTTTTCAAACCCCAATGCTGCGCGTGTTATTTGGTTTTGTGGTAACATAAAATTTCCTCCGTCTGGCACGGGTTGGGCGGTAAGGGGGTTTGCCTGCCCTAGTTGTGCTTGCGTTACGCCAGCCGGTGGGGCGGGAACAACCCCTCCGGCATTGGCTTGCTGGTATTGCTGGTTAAAGTTGTTAATGAATTCGTTATCGGTTTCTAACCCTGTTTTATGACGAAGGAGCGGGGTAACGTCTCCCATACTTATTTCACCGTCTTGGTTTACATCAAACCGTAAGTCTTGTTCCGTGTTTCCAACGATCATTTGCAATAAATTTTCGGCGTTAAGCGGGTTTGCTACGCCATATAATTCGTCGTTAGTAAAAGCCATATTGTTTGCACCGGGCCCGGTAAGAGGCCCGTTTGGCCCTGTTCCAGCAAAACCCCCGGTTTCCTCGCCTACGGCCATGGTTGTGGCCATCCCGAATAAATTTTCCATGCCGCACCCTTATTTAAGGTTAGCGCGCAAGCTTTCTGCTAATTTGCCCGCAACCACGTTATTAAACGCCGCAAACATGGGGTTGGAATTAATCTCTAAAAACCACGTTTTGTTGCCATCATCTATAAAGTCGGCGGCGCCAAACGTAAGATTTATCTTGCCCATAAGTTTACGCACTTGCGGGACTATAGCATGATCTATTTTAGAAACAAAGAGGGATGGGTTAGGGTCGTCCCGGTAGTCGAGATGCGTGGACGCCAGCCCGAAGACAAAGATATCGTCGCCAATAACAAAGAGGCGCTTATTAAGGCCGTCTATGCGCTGTTGCAGAATGACGGGGTAATCGGCCCGTGAGCCGTGGGCGGCGTGCGCTCCACCGGTAATGGGTTTTATTATGGTATCTGGCCGTCCTGTTTCTATTCCGGCTTCTGTATCGGGGACATGTAGTCCGCATTGTTTGGCTAGGACAAGGTTTTTTAGTTTATATGGTGTTTCTTGCTCGTAATTAGGATTGTATTGTTTTATGTTTGGGTGCGCGCGAACGTAGTTTGATATCAGATACGCGTTGGCATACATTGTCCAATTGTTTTCTGCGAAGACGTTTGCGCGCCCGAAGCTTGCATTAAAATTAATTTCATGGCCGTCCACTGTTAGTGTGTCGGTAGTTATGTCCCAGTGTAAGTTTTGGGATTGGTCTACGAACAGATCAAAGTGGCTGCGCAGCGCGGCAATATTGGGGTCGGACATTTGCCCAAAGAGTAAAGCGGTCATCTGGGGCGCAGGGTTTCTATGCCGGCGACACGGAAAGCTTCTTCCGTTTCTTTTTTAACGGCTTCTTCCAGAATTCTTTCGGCTTCTTCTTTTCTGGCTTGTCTGTTTTTGCGGACCTGAGACTTTAGCACGCGCATATCGTTTTCTGAAAGGTTTCCATTCTTCCAGAAATCAAACATCATGCGCAGCTGGCCGCCAATGGTGCGGCCTTCTATGAAAGCAACGGCGACTAATTCCTCGTAGGTTTCGCGCGGAACCAGTACGCTTTTCCATTTTTTGGTATCCATGGTGATAACCCCCACTTCGTTATGTGGGAATATATAAGATGCCCAAACGATAAGCAAGAAAAAACCCCCTTTCCGTTGCAGTGCGAATCCTAGCCGGGAAAGGGGGTAGTTGCGTGCGGGGCTCCAAGTGCTTTATTTGGAGAAAAAGAACAATGAGGGAAGCCCCCGCCACAGGCATATAGAGTCAAGCAGTCTATATCTCTTTAGTTTCGCCCCAAGATGGGCCGATGTCAATATCGCATTTGTTTGGAATGCAAAGAGAAATGGAGTTTTCCATTATTTCTCTAATTTCTTTGGCTTTATCTAAGCTGTCCACGCTAAATGCCAGTTCGTCATGCACCTGAAGAAGCGGGGTGTGCCCTGCTTTGTAGACTTCTAACCATGCTTTCTTGGTCATATCCGCGGCCGAGGCTTGAATAAGCCTGTTGAGGGCCTTGTATGTCATGGCGCGCTTGAGCCGGGTAGTTGGCCCGTGGGCCGCGACGGCTTCTTGGTAGGGCATGGCCTTGTGCATATCAAACGTGTCTGGCTCCCAAAGGTTAAAGCGGCACTTTCTGCCGTGCAGCGAGCGCACAGAGCCGCTTGACCGGGGGTCTTCTAGCCTCCTTTGCACGCCTGAGTTTAGTTGCTTTAGAAAAGGCAACGTGGAGTTGAATTGTTTCAGTATTGCGCGGGCTTCGTCCACTGAAACGTCTAATTCCCCGGAGAGTTTATTAACGCCCATGCCGTAAATAATGCCGAGGCCGACAGATTTAGCGGCTTTACGTTTGAGCCCGGTCATTTCAGCCACCATGGTATGAAAATCGGTGTTGGGATCGTTGGTGTAGGCGTCTACCATCTCGGCCACGCCCGCTAATTGGGACCGGGTGCTTTTACCGTAGGCATCTGCATAATGGACCGCGATGCGCGGTTCTTGTTGCGAGAAGTCAATGGACGCCCATTGTTCACCTTCTTCTGGCAGGAACAGGCTTCGGATCATTGGGCCTAGCTCCGGGTCGCGGGCCGGGATTTGTTGAAGGTTGGGGTTAGACATGGACACGCGGCCGCTGACTGTGCCGCCATCTTCTGATCGGATTTGGTTTATGTGCCCGTGGATCCGCCCATCTGGTCCCACGTAGCGCAGCAAGCCGTCAATAAAGGTGCCGTTTATTTTGTTATACGCCCGCGCTTGCACAATTGATTGCGCCAATTCGTGCGGATGTTCTGAGAGAAATTGTTTAGTAAACGAGGGAGCGCCTTTTTCTGTGCGCGGATATTCCAGACCGGTTTTATCAAAGGCTTGGGCTATTGATTGTGCTGCCCATATTTCTACATCCTTTCCTACAATATCTTTAATCTTTTTTAACAGACCCTTTTCTCTTTTCAAAACGGTTTGTTTGGATCTTTCCGCTAAATCTAGGTTTACGCGCACGCCCTTTAGGGTCATGTCCACAAGGCATGGAAGTAAGCTGTTTTCTAGCTCCCAAATAGACCAAAGATCCTCGCGGTTTATCTCTGTCTTAAAGTGGTTCCAGAGTTCCAAGGTCAGTGTTGCGTCGCCCTCGGCATACCCTCCGACATACATTGCTGGCAGCTTCCACATTTCGCTTTTGGGGTCTACGCCAAATTCCCGCGCGGCTTCTTTCAGCCCCTTTTCCGCCTTGGTTTTGCCCAGATAATCGTATCCCAACGCATTGAGCGCATAACTAAAGCGGTTTTCGTCCAGCAAGTTTGCCGTGACCATGGTGTCGATAATACGGCCGTTGACATTGTAGCCGTCTGCGCGCAGCCAACCCAAATCATACTGGGCGTTGTGCATTATTTTATCGCCGGGCGAGTTTAATTGTTTTTGTAACCAGCGCCGTACTATTTTTTCATCTAAGTTGCCGCCGCCCCAATGGCGGACCGGGATGTACCCGGACCAGCCGCTTGTCGCAACAGCAAAGCCAATGATTTCCCCGTCCTTTGTGGGCCAGCCGGGCCCTTTGTTTTTAAGGTTGGGGTCTTTGGTTTCAAGGTCGATACAAAGCTCCGTTGCATCGGTTAAATCCGGCAGTTCGCTCGGGGGCACCCATTCCGTTTTGGGCGGGAACATTGGCATTTGCATTTTTGTTTGCATTACGTTTGACTGCTTTTGAATGTGGGCAGGGTAACGTCGGGATGTTTTTCCTGCACTTCTGCCATAATTTTCTCAACAGGCTCGTTTATACGGCCGTTGCCTTTAAAGAGGTTTAGCGGTTTTTGGGCTTTGGTATTCTGCTCGGAGGCAAACTCCGCTCCCAACCCGGTGTACCCCGCCTTGTCGATCCACGAATCCATGTGGTCTATCGTTTCTAACAGGCGACTGGTTTTTACCCAATCCATCATTAGCGCCACATGCGCGGGGGTTACTTCCCCCACAGACTTGAGAATGATGTTCCATCCATCCGCTATGCGCTGATGATTGGCAAAAGCGTCCCCATAATCTTTTGCCCGTGGGCCGTTAATAAGCTCTTTTGCTTTGTCCAAAATTTCGTCTCTTTTCATATCTGCCTCTATAGTTGATAGCTTCGTGTTACGTCTTGGGGGTCCACTATGTAGAGATTTTTCCGCGTTCTTGTGACCCCCACATAAAACACGCGGTGCATATCGTCGCCCATCTCTCTCAAGGCAGCCGACGTTAGATCGGTAAAAATAACCACGTTATCCGCTTCGCCACCTTTAGCGCCGTGGATCGTGGACAGTTTAATGCGGGGCACGGCGTTAAACTTCTCCCCGCTCCGCAATAGGGCCGTGATATACACCCGGTCAAAATCGGGCATTTTATCCATGGCCTCGTGCCACACCATATCGTCTTGTACCAAAAGACCATGGCGTTCCTGTAAGTCGGCTAACGTGAAAAACTTGTCTTCGTCGTGCGATTTAAATCGCTTAAAGCCGCGCTTTATGTGCTTTCCGTTTCCGGACATATAATCGTAAATATTTTGCGCTGTTTTGCAATCAATACTTTTACCCCGGCGCATTTGCTCCCATCCGTTGACGGAGCTACTTACTTTTTCTGATATGGACCGGTGGCCGTTGCGCTCGAACAAATATCCGTTGTACTTCAGGGTTTCCGCTACCGGGGACAGCATATAGTTTGCCTGCGCCATAACCAGCCAATCGCCCTCCGACATGTCCATGTCCCCGACGCTATAGATCCGTTCTACTTTACCGCGTTCTTTACGGGGCAGATACTTCTTTGGAAAGCGTCGGATTATTCGGGAGGCCACTTGCTCGGCCACGGCATGGACTTCTGCGGGGATCCGATAGGATTGCTCTAATACGTCTGAGCCGCCCTCTAGGTTAATGAAGTGGTCAACATCCGCACCGGCCCAACGATAGATGGCTTGGTCATCATCTCCCGCGCAATACATGCGGTCGGACAAGTCGTCTAACGCGTGGGCAATGTCCCACTGCACGGGGGACAAGTCTTGCGCTTCGTCCATAAAGCAAAGCTTGAACCGTGGGCAGTGAAAGACGGCTTTCTCTGCAAAAGAGATCAGCATGTCTGTGTAGTCTACAAGCCCCTGCACTTCTTTGTATGCAGTGTAGGAGCGATTAACATAGTCTACCTCAGCCCATGTTTCGTTTAACTGGCTGCGGTCGTATTCTTCAATAAGTTTG